CCCCACTCTAGGTCCTTACGGATACCTAAACCAGTCCTCGTGCTGGTAGAAAGTAGACGGCTATGCCGCGTACGTTGGCTGTTATCTTACGATGATCAGCCGCTTCGTCTTGCGACGGAGGTAAATCTCTCCTTCGGGTGAACCGAGTAGGAAAGACCAGTACCGGGCTCTCTGGTAATCCCTACCTTCAGCGGGATCTTGGACGGGTTTGTGAACAAACTCTTTCCACGACCACCTCTGTTGATCGGGTATCCATCGAGCAACCTTAGCCGTCATGAACGTGTCTGTCTCAACATCGAAGGCGCCATTCAGGTTATAAACCCTAAAGCGCTCTCCTTTGCTGAGCGTGCGCAAGCCCTCTTGTTCGCTGTGAAGCGTCTCAATGGGGTCCAGCACGCGCCTCTTACTCCCAGGTACCCAGCTATTACGCTTTGTACATGGGCGCATCAGGCGTTCTCGTTCATGCACTAACGACCTTAGGAACGGCCTTACTTCACTGAAGAAGTTGGCCACTCGTTCGGATCGCAGTGTGGCGTTATGGAAAACCATTATCTCAGCAGTTGTGCCAAGGTGGTAGTCCAGATACACAGGACGCACGTCCTGTCCTCTGTGCCAGTCTGCTCCACATGATTCGCGAAACGGCCCGTCCGAGAAGCTTTTGGCTTCGTTAGGAGTAAAGCCGCAGAATCTAAGCAGCCTAACTAAATCACGGTAGCATTGTGTGGGGGCGATTATGTCGTCCCCGTACACAGTATGCCGGCGATCGTCGTCGGGTAAGACGGCCTTTACGGCCGCTGCGAAGATTAGCGTTTCAAGTGGGAAGCAGAAACCATTTCCCATCGATGCAAACTTATGGTAGGGGTGAACCTTGCCATCGAGTGAGTACATCGGGGACCGCGTCCTGTTCAACAGGGCGTACCAGTCCTCTGGGAGGAACACCTTGCAAGCAATGGTGCTCACTGTATCGCTCGCACTGGATAGATCCAGGGTGAATAGGGAGCCGTCTTCGGACCCGACTTGTGCCATCCGCGCGTTGCGCGACTGGTCAGACAGGTTGTACCCGAAGTAGCGGAGCTTTCTCCTCATCTCTGAGTCGATTCCCTTTTGCACGAACGAGTTCAGCAACGGTTCCACGGCGATCGACCTCTCGGTCTTGGCCGTTTTGGGCACAAAGCTGACGCTATTGCTTGGGACTATACGCACCTTCTCGTTAAACCGTTGTGTGGCGACATCTACGTCGTAACACACAATTCCGTCGCGCTCTTCACAGAGGGCTTCGAATAATGAGAAGTTCAGCATTATTGCTGAACGTGCGTACGGTACGCAGCTAGGAGTCACGGACCAATCTTCCGCGTAGAATTTGCGGTACAGATTGGTAGCATTACCGTGAACTCCAACTGCTGCGCCTGGGCCGTAGCCAGCCTGATCCAAGATGCCGACGAGATCCGGGCTTTCGCCTAGAACCCGACGAATGAATTCCCTCATTTCGATGACCTTTCGGCCATACCAGGATTGCTCCTGGCCGATTTGAGGGTTCATCAGACGTCTGGAAAGCCGACCGAACCTTAGGTTGGTCTTCCGACAACGCTCTTCAGCGTCGACGAACTTCTTGATCGCCCTCTCACGAGGGTTCATCTCGAAGCCGAAACTTTTCCAATCGAACGGTGCCTTGAGAATCAAGGCGGCTAGCTGGTTCGCCACAAAATGCTCTGTGGCGGTGCCGTATGCAGCTGCACTAGCACCTTCAGCCCACTCGTACATTCTCTTTAGATCGAAGTTTCTTACGAAACCTCGGAGCCTATTGAGTTCGTCCGAGTGCGGATCCAACCCAGCAAGGGAGATCATCAACACTTTCTGGAAGCGCTGACGGTTTGTAGCATCGGCTTTAAGCCGGCGCTCCTTCAATGACTTTCGGGGGACCATTACGGTCTCCTTTCTCATGGTCTGTCGCTCCACGTTGCGTGGAGAGAACGATTGCGACTGCCGTTAGGCAGCCAATGAGGACTAACGCTATGCTGTCTCGCACAACTACAGCCGCTTCTTCAGCGGGTGATGTCGTGCGACCAGAACAGCGCGTCTCCATCGGCTCCGATGGCAAAGTCGCCCATGTCGTCACGAAGAGCGTCGGCGTCGGCCTTCGCCATACCGACAGGCAAAGAGGACGAGACGGTGATGATCGCGTCGGCTTTGGTGCCGTCGTCGAGCGTCACGGTCTTGACCCGCTTCGCCTCAGCGCGTGCGACTCCGCGGAAGGTAGACGTAGGCTTAGGCGCCACGCGCGCGAGGGACACTTGGTCCTTGATCGCAAACGTGTTGCTCG